TCAATGGCGACCTTCTGATGTTCCATAGGAGGACGATTATCATATGGACTATAATCAATAACACGATTTAACTTTTTCTCATCTTGAACGATGGCGGACTTGGGTAACCACATCGCGTGGTTTTGTTGACTATCAATAACTTTACCCCAAATATGATATGCTTTATCCGACTCACATAATAATTTTTCACACCATACCTTTTCAGGTGATAGAGGTAATAACATTTCCTCCATTATTTTCTCACCAAATGTAGAAACGATATTAATATATTTCCGAGCCACTTTTGGGTCTGTATCTTTATATTTTAGAACATATTCAGACTGAGGACGAGTTAATTTAAAGTTTTTAACTTCCACAAATTTGCGTTTGTATTCCAACAAAACATTATTGGAACCCATATAATCGTTCAATATTTCCCTTGCTTCAACCTCAGGTATTTTCTTTTCCATCTATTATATATAATATAACTAAATAGAACGGAACATTAAACTATTTATTAAGATATGAACAATAAGTTACCAATTACCCGTTTAGGTAAATTTTTCTCCCAAGATGACTTCGATGTCAATATACAGATGGGTCAGGAGTATCTACACGGGGATTTAAATATGAAATTGGTCTTATATCGTGTCGATAGACAAAAGACCGATAATGACGATGTTTATGCTGAAACGGGTATGGACGAAATTAAATTTTTTCCTCCTGTTGAGTTTAATGCATTAGTAAAAATAGATGAACCTAAAAACTCATCATATACAAAAGGTCTTATGAGATATAATGAACCAGGTAATTTAACACTATCAGTTTATATTACACATCTTAAAGAATTGGGGATAGATATAAGATATGGTGATTATATAGGTTATGCGGATTCTGAAGAAAGGTTAAGATATTATACGGTTACGAATGACGGTAGAATAACATCGGATAATAAACATAAAATGTTCGGATACAAACCACATTATAGAACGGTAGTTTGTGCTCCAACACAAGAAGGAGAATTTAGAGGAGTTTAATATATGGGAATACCTAAAAGAAAAAACATGATTAATGTTTACGGAAATAAGGACACTTATGAAAGTGAACATATAGGAAAAAGAAGACAAGAGTTATTAGATAAAATAACAAAGTCAGATTCTTTTTTACCTGATTCTATTTTACACGATGATTTAGATAAGGGGATGTTGGATTATGTAAAAGATAAACTTAAGGTGGTTTCCGACGGAGTTCAAATTCCAATTATAGAAAAAATACTAACAATACAAAGGTGGGGAGAGTTTACCGCAAATTGGTCTTTTTCTGACGATGATGGTAATGTTAAATTACCTTTTATAGCTATTATTAGAAAGCCAGAAGTACAATTTGGAACAAATCCATCAATACAAAGAACTATTCCTGATAGACATCAGTTTCATTATGCAACTGTCCCTACTTGGGACGGTACATCTATGGGTGCCGATATCTACAAGATACCTCAACCAATACCATGTGATATTACTTATGATATTACAATTGTTTGTAATAAGTTTAGAGATTTAAATAAGTTTAATAAAGTTATTCTACAACATTTTTCTTCTAGACAAGCTTACACACAAGTTAAAGGACATTATATTCCTATTGTATTAGACACAATTGAAGATAATACTCCAATGGATACAATAGATGGTCGTAGATTTTACATGCAAAACTATAAATGTACAATGTTAGGGTTTCTTATTGATAGTGATGAGTTTGAAGTAAAACCAGCAATAAGTCGAGCATTTATTGTTAATGAATCTTTAGGTGGGGCAACTTTTAAGAAAAAATATTTAAGTAAATCAGTTGACATCGTTATATCAACAATTATTGCAGGAGAAAACCAAACAATATTTACGGTTGGAGAAAGTATTACTGTTTTATTTAATGTAGCAATAAATGGAATCGTTCAAGAAAAAGACATACATTATAGACATATTGGAGGAACATCTAATATTATATTTGATTTAGTTGGAACTCCATCATTAGGTGATGTTATTACAATTAGTTATTATAAAGGAAAAAACAATAAGATGTATGACCAATTTGGTAATGAACTTACATTTGGACGTGAAAGTTATTTTTTTAATGGAACCGATTTATCTTTTACTTTATTACATAAAATTAGTTCTTTTATTAGTATAACCACAAATGGTTTAATTGAATATAATGATGAGGGTTATCAATTAACCGATACAAATCAAATTACTTTAACAAGTGCTCCTGTTAATGGGTCAAAAATGGATTTTGTTTATCTTTATTAATCATCTCCATAAATGTCCTTTTTCTTAGGTTTTACCAAATCCTCAATATGTTTTTCTAAGACTTTATAAATTTTAAGTCCATTGTTATCACAATATTTTTTTAGTATTTCATGGTGTTTTACACTTATTTTAACGTTTTTTTGATTCTTTTCCATAATAAAGATAATAAAAGATAAATAACTATCTTTTTAAAAAAAGTTGGGAAATCTTTGATAAAAACAAAGATATTTATTAGATAAGTAATAAAATTAATTTAACCAAACAAAAATCAATGGCAAGTAATAACAGAGTTTTCGTGTCTCCAGGTGTTTACACATCCGAGCTCGATTTAACATTTGTAGCACAGAGTGTAGGTGTTACTACATTAGGTTTAGCGGGTGAGACTTTAAAAGGTCCAGCTTTCGAACCAATTTTAATTTCTAATTTTGACGATTTTAAATTGTATTTTGGTAGTACATCACCAGAAAAAGATGGTAACGGTAATCCTAAATATGAATTAGGATATGTTGCAAAATCATATTTACAAGAATCAAACCAATTATTCGTAACAAGAGTATTGGGTCTTACAGGATATAAACCATATAAAACATTTGGTATTAAAACTGTTGGTGGTGTAATATTTGAACATAGTGCTCCTTATACAGGTATATCACAAAGTGCAGATGTTACAGGTGTTACAATCACTCCAACAACAATTACCACAACAGGTAGTAGTGTGGACTTAGATAAAATAATAAAACATTTATCAGGTGTAACTTCATATCAAGGTACAGATATTATAACATATCTAAAAGCAAATTATGGTGGGTACACTGGTTCAACCGATGGTTCAACCAACGAATATTTTATAATTGGTAGATTACCTGATGATGAACCTTCACCAAATGGTACTGAATTAGTGTCACCATTGACCGATAAACCATATGCTAGTAACTATAATAATAAAGAGTGGTGGAATACAATGCATCATCAATTAGATGGTAAAGTAGCCCCTATTACAGGAACTGGTATTAATGGAGTTTATTCATATAAATTTGAATTTACAAACTCAACAGACAAATGGAATATTACACAATATGATTGGGATGCTAAATTGGCTACAGATTATCATAATGTAGTGGTTGCAGCTGTTAGACCAAGAGGTCATTACAGTGGACAAACATTAGTTCATGAAGTTACAGGAAATGCAAATTTCACTTTAAGTGAAGTTGATGATATGAAACATAATCCATTAGGAGAATTTAAAATTCATGTAACGGGTCATACAGAAGGAGCAAAAGAATTTACATGTTCTTTCGATACTTCTTCATCAAAATACATTACTAAAGTTTTAGGTGTGGAGGTTTTTGATAAGGATTATCATGATTATCCTGTTTATGTTCACGAATCATATCCTAATTTTTTAAATGTAGGTTATAAAAGAGGTTTAATTAGAGGTGTTTCTATGGATGTGTCTTACGAAGAAGAAACTAATAATTTCTTACATCAATGGGATACAACAATTTCTCCAATAGTAGTTTCTGAAGTTCGTGGAGGAAAAGTTGCAGATTTATTTCAAGTTATTACAATTTCAGATGGTGAAGCCGCTAACTTCCAAGTTAAAATCAATATTCAAAATATTAATTTAGATACTATGGAATTTGATTTAGTGGTTCGTGATTTTAACGATACCGATGATAATCAAGTTGTTTTAGAAAAATATTCAAGATGTTCGATGAATCCAGATATGCCAGGTTATATTGCTAAAAAAATAGGTACATCTGATGGTGAATATACATTGGTCTCTAAAAGAATCATGTTAATGATGGCAGATGGGGCACCTGTGGATGCAATTCCAGCTGGTTTTAAAGGTTTTGCTAACAACGAACAATTTGGAGTAAATAATGATACATTTGGTAGTATTGTATATAAAACAAACTATCTTGACGCAGGTGAGTTTGAAACATATGATGTTACAGGGGCACCTAATATTGAAGGTGGAGATAAAGTAAGAAAGGTTATTTTAGGTTTATCAAGTACAGTTGGTTTTGACCAAGATTTGTTAAAATATAAAGGTGAGGCTGGTACAACTGAAACATTTGGTTTTCATTTATCAACAAACGCATCAACAATTTTGGACGCTAATAGTAAACAAATTTTCCAAACAACAGGTTACGATTTAGAAGGACAAACTGATGAGGCTAATAATAAACTAACAAACATCAACTACCGTAAGTTTGCTTTCGCAGTATATGGTGGTAGAGATGGTTGGGACATTTATAGAAATGTAAGAACTAATACCGATGCTTATATATTTGGTAAAACAATTTACAAGTCAGGTCATACTACTAATGGTGGTGTGTTTAGTTCAAGTGTTGGTAATTCTGATTATTATGCTTACTTACAGGGTATTCAAACATATGCAAACCCTGAAGCTATTGACATTAATGTATTTGCAACTCCAGGTATCAACTTCCAAGACCATAGTTCTTTAGTTAATCAAACTATTGATATTATTGAAACAGATAGAGCTGATTCATTATATGTAATGAATTCACCTAATATAACAGGAAAAACGGCAACTGATGAAATTGTTGCGGCTTTAGAAAGTGCATCAATTGATTCTAACTACTCCGCCACATATTGGCCTTGGATTCAAGTAAGAGATACAGATAATGCAACTCAATTATATATCCCACCAACAGGTGAGGTTGTTAAGAATATTGCCTTAACCGACAACGTATCTTATCCCTGGTTCGCAGTTGCGGGTTATAGTAGAGGTTTGGTAAATGCAATAAAAGCAACCAAAAAATTGACTTTAGACGATAGAGACGTATTATATAAGAATAGAATTAACCCAATCGCTACATTCTCTGACACAGGTACCATTATATGGGGTAACAAAACATTACAAGTTAGAGAGTCAGCTTTAGATAGAATCAACGTAAGAAGATTGTTATTAAGAGCAAGAAAGTTAATTTCAGCAGTTTCTGTAAGATTATTGTTTGAACAAAACGATGACCAAGTAAGAAACGAATTCTTAAGATTGGTAAATCCTATCTTGGATGCAATTAAGAAAGAAAGAGGTTTATATGATTTCCGTGTAACAGTATCTAACGATCCTGAGGATATCGACGCAAACACTATGAGAGGTAAGATTTACATCAAACCAACTCGTTCTCTTGAATACATCGATGTAGAGTTTATTATTACTCCAACAGGAGCTTCATTTGAAAATATCTAATCTAAAAGGAGATATAAGAAGAAAAAGAGTATCAGAAATGGTACTCTTTTTTTGTGCTCCACGTGGAACCATATTGTATAATAATTATATATTTATACTATACCCAGAATACTGGAACTAGATATACTAGTATTTATTATTAATATTAATTTATTTAAGTAGAATGTTAAACTGGAACTAGATACTGGAGCCTGTAAAAAACTACGAAAAATAATTGACATAAACAACCTTTTTCATATAATTAATCTAAAATAAAATTATTTTCCTTTTGGATATATTTATAAGAAAGTAAATAACTAAAAAAATTTAACAACACACAATATGGCCGATTTATTAATGAAAATGCCGACACCTTACGAACCAAAAAGGACAAACCGATTTATCGTAAGATTCAACTCATCTTTGGGTATAAACGAATGGTATGTATCCTCAGCTGCAAGACCAAGTGCAAAAATAAAATCTGTAGAGATTCCTTTTTTGAATACAAAAACTTATGTTGCTGGAATGTTTGAATGGAACGAAATTAAAGTAAAGTTCAGAGATCCAATTGGACCTTCAGCCGCTCAAGCTTTAATGGAATGGTTCCGTTTACATGCCGAATCTGTAACAGGTCGTATGGGATATGCTGCTGGTTATAAAAAAGACGTAGAATTGGAGATGTTAGACCCAACAGGAGTTGTAGTTGAAAAATGGTTATTAGAAAACTGTTTCTTAACTGACTTAAACTTTGGTGAATTAGACTATTCAAGAGATGATTTAGCAATGATTGATTGTTCATTAAGAATGGACAGATGTATATTAATCTATTAATATAATACTTTTTCATAT